ATAAATGCAAAGTAATCTCACTAAGTCCTTGTCTGCTTAAAACTATAGTTTTTATATTAACTCAGAGAAATCTCGCAGATTACTGAAACTAAAGGAGATATTATATATGAATAAACAGGACTTAGCTCTGCCTGAGTTAGATAACGTTGTAAATTTAGGACAACGCATCCCAGGAGGTGTTAATATCCATGAAAGCCTTTCTGTTAGAGTTTATGAAGACTCTAAGAAAAAAGACGGTAAGAAAAGAATGGTTGTTAAGCTTATACAACCGGGAGAGTCAAAAAATGGTTATTATTACTCTCCAGAAGTAGCAGAATCTGTGGCTGATCATATTTTACAAAGACCTCAAATGTATATGGATCATTCCATGTTTGAAGCAGGAAGGTCTTTTAGAGATTTAGCTGCTATTGCCACCGAGAGTTATAAAAAAGGTGGTTCTGCTTATGCCATAGTAGAAATGGTAGATAACCCACAAACAAATTGGATTTATAATTTAGCTAAGCAATTCCCTGGTCAAGTTGGTGCTTCTATAGATGCCCGTGCTAAGGTACGGGATATGCAAGAGGGAGACGAGGGGTTTGAAGAAGGTAAAACTAAATATATTGTGGAAGATATTGTTTTCCTCAATAGTGTAGACTTTGTTACCTATCCCGCCGCTGGTGGTTATGTTACAGAGTTAATGGCCTCTCAGGCTACGCCTGAGAGGATACAAAGGTTCTCACACATTGTGGAGGACTTTAACAGTAAAGTCGTAGAACTAATAAACGATAACTCTAATAAGGAGAAGATCAAAATGAGTGAAAATAAAACACTTACTAAAGAGTCTCTCTTGCTTGAGTATCCTGAGATTGTTGAAGAGATTAGGCAGGCTGCAGTTGAGGAAGATGTTAAAAATTCCGAACGTGTTGCTCTTGTTGAAGCTCTTGAAAACGATATAAAAGAGAAGGATGCTAAGTTGGATGGGATTCAATCTGAAAATGATGATCTCCGCTCTAAGCTCGATGATTATGAGACTAGAGAGAAGGTCTCGGCCAGAAAGGCTAGGATCGATACTGCTATCGCTGAAAGCGGCTTGGATAAGGAGTTCTGCTCCGATGTCTTTGTTGAGGATCTTATGAAACTAGATGAAGACGAAGCTATCCAGGCAAGGATCGCAGATCGTAAAGCTTTGGTTGAAACAGCTCATGGTGAAATCACTGATAATGGTGAAAGACCCGACCAAGTTGAAACCAAAGAATCACAAAAAACTGAAATGGTATTGGATGAGTCTCAGTTCATTAACTCAATAGCACAATATGATGCTAAAGCATAAAGGAGATAGATTATGGCAAGTCATCCGAAATTAACAGCCTCCGCTATATTACAATATGGCGATGCCGTTTACGGCCGATTGACACTTCCAAAGAAAACTCCTGGTGATGTGTTGGCTACGGGAGATTTTTTAATCTTCAGTGCCACAGGTGTTGAGCTAATGAATGCCGTTACTGAAGATATCGATTTTATCGGTGTTTGCGGAATGGATTCAGCTGATGCGGATGGTCCTCAAGAAATACTTGTTTATACACAATGTATTGTTGAGGTTGCCTCCAACTCAGATACTTACTTACCTGGACAGGGTTTGTTATGGGTTGACGGTAAAGTTGCCGACGGCTCAACAGCAAATACCATTGCATATTCTTTGGAATATAAAACTAGTGCAACCACTTTAAAAGTGTTGGTCGATGTACTTAGTTTAAATAAACAGTTTCTCTCAATGCCTTAATTAGGAGATAATAAAATGGCTAATAATAATGGAATGATTAAGCAGCTTGTTGAACAGAAAGTTCAAGAGGCTGATGGTAATACCAGAGTTGGTTATGAGAATGCTGCTAATTACGTTGGTGAATTACTTGAGAGTGGTAAACTGAAAACTAGCCAGTTTTCTTTGAAACAACTTTATGAAGAGACAGTTGACTGTCCTATTAATGAAGAAGCTTCAAGGGTAGCTGAAGCAGTTAACACTTCTGCTTTCCCCGTGATTGCTAAGAAAATTATTCATAGTGATATTATTGATGAATATAATCTGGCAGTAGGGGATGTAGCTAATCTCGTAAGAGAATCTCAAGCAACTAGAACTGATGATGAATTAATTGCAGGTTTTAACGCTGTGGATAACACACCACTGTTGAGACGTCAAGGTATGGCCTATGAAGAGACTGCCTTTGGTGAGAAAAATTGGAAAATCGTAATGGCTGACTTCGGTCGGTTGATTTCCCTCACTAGAGAAGCAATCTATGAAGACCGTACTGGCGAAGTTCTTTCACGGGCTCGTGATATTGGTAGAGCCGGTGGTCATCACAAACAACGTATGATTATTGAAACTATCGAAGGAAGTCCTCGTACTGCCTTTGAAGAGGGTTCATTCGGTGGAGCAGTATATAAAGGTAGCGCTATTAGTTCAGGCAACTTTTATAATTTGTCTCACACTGGGCTTGACGGTCAAGCTAACGCTAACACCAAAGCTAATACGCTTGAAGATGTTACTGACATTGATGGAGTTTATCAAATGTTTGATGCTATGGTTGATGAAGCGGGTAATCCTATAAGTATTGTACCTTCTGCTATGTTGGTACCGGGTGCTCTACGATCCACTGCTTATAAGATAATGAACTCACAATGGTTGCAATCGACAGGTAGTGCAAATGCTACTAACTTACCTACCTATAATCCTATTAATGATATTACAGGTGGTCAGTTGAAAGTAGTTAGCTCTGTTTTCTTGAGCTCTGCTTCTACTTGGTTCATGGGTGATTTCACCTCTCAACTTCTTGGTTTAAATGTATATGCTCCGGCTACTGCATCTCAGGGTGCTGATGCTGAATTAGCATTCACAAACCAAATCGTTGCTAGGTTCAGGTTCTCTTATCATTATGGCTTAGGTCATACTGACTGGAGATACATAATCGAAAATACCTAAACCTTGATTGGTTGATTGTTGTATTACGAAGAAAGCCCCTGGTTTTCAGGGGCTTTCTTTTTATCACTTTAATAAGGAGAATTTAAAATGGCAAAGACAAGATGGAAAAGATCTGACCACAGTAGAGCAATTTGGGCTCGTAAATTTGGAAAAAAATCTTCGCCTCCTTCTCAGCCCAAAATAGGGGTAGAGGAGAAAATAGAGGACAAGGCTCCAGAGGGGAGACCCAGCAAGAAACCCGACCTAAAACCTTAAGCCCCAATAGATTTAAATATATTGTTGGCGGCTCCGCCCTATTTATTGCTGGGTGTGCCGCCTTCTTTTCTGTATTTGGTCTATCTCAACTATTTAAAGGGGCTTATTACTCAGTAATAGTAATGGCCTCTAGTTTGGAGCTGGGCAAATTAGTCGCAGCTTCTTACTTATATAGATACTGGGAAAAGATTAACCTTTTAATGAAGGGTTACCTTTTTATAGCCATTATTACTTTAATATTAATAACCAGTGCTGGGATCTTTGGTTATTTGTCTAATGGTTATCAATCCGCCTCTTTACAATTAGAACAAGAAACTGTCCAATTAAGTTTAGTTGAAGAGGAATTAGAAAGACTAAAACAAGAAAGAGACTATCTTAAAACAGAAATGGTAGAAGTTTTAGATAGCTACCCAAAGAACTACGTCACAGCCAAACGTAATTCTAGAGAGGGATATATGGCCGAGATAAAATCTGTGAATTCCTCCATCTCCACTTTTTCCTCACAATTAGTGGAATTAAAAACAAATATCTTGAAAACAGGGGTAGATGTAGGTCCCGCTGTTTTTATCGCTAAACTCCTAGATACTAGTATGGATAATGTGGTTAAAATTCTTATATTTGTGCTAATCTTTGTATTCGATCCTTTAGCAGTTATGCTAATAGTAGGATACAATAAAATATTAAAAGAGGAAAAGAATGGCAACTAATCTTGATGCAATAAGTACTTATATGGATATTGTTAACCTTATTCCACAATTACAGGATAAGGATAATGGGACTTTCCCAGTACTTAGTGAAGCAGAAATTAGAGATATCATTCTACTGAACGATACTCAATTAAGGTCTGAGTTGTCAGGACAATATGGTACAGATTTAGCTTTATCTGATAGTAGAGTAGCTACACCTATACCCTCCCCTGTTAATACTTCTACCGGTATATTGCAGTTAACTAATGCCGATTTTACTAAAGAGATAAAAATAGCTTCTTCAACCCTTGGGTATTCTCAAGTGTATAAGATTTTGTTTACATCCGCCACTGCGTTCGCTATTTCTAGTGAACTATCTGGGGCCCAAGGAAATACTACAACATCATCTGATATCACTACTACTGATGGGGTATTGACTATTGAAAAAGAATGTTGGAATGGAACTTTTGCTACAGATGATGTTTTTTATATTAAAGTTTATAAGTACGAAGGTATGTTAGTCCATTTGAGTGCTTTATTAACCTCAAACTATATTTTGAATACAATTTATACGGAAGAAGTTCCGGATGCTTCTGCTACTGCTGCAAAGTATGATCAGATGTATCGAAGACTTAGGCGGTCATTAACCGAGGGTGAGATCTTTCTTGAAAAAGGTACCATAGCCCGAAATGTTGGCCCCATACAAGTCGATTATGAAATCGACGATAACGGTAGAGATATTACTAATTACCAAGACTTTGAATGGAACTCAAAGAAAGTTAATTAGATCTCTTCTTGAATCGGCGTTATTGAAAACGCTCTGACATAAAGGTATCAATGAGTGTAGACACATCACACGCTAATGCTAGTGTATCTACTCTATTAAATAGTATACAGCTAGCAATAAGCTATCAGATAAAAGATTATCTGGATTTGCCCAGTCTAGGGATTGTGGCAGTTGGGCCCGTACGTAATCCTGCTGACTTTCCTTTTTGCTCAATAGTGCCTGTTGAGACTAGAGTTTTAGAAGTTAATAATAGGGGAGTACAATATGCTACCCGAGTGCTTATTGAGGCTCATGCTAATAAAAAGGACTCTCGTTCTGCTATGCGTCAATCCCTTGGTATTATAGAAAATATTAAGTCGTTGTTTGAGGTTCATAATGTGGCTTATCAAGTCCCAGATAACTGGGATAGTAAATTTGGTGTAGGTGAGAAATTTATAGATTTAGATATGAAAGAGCCATATAGGTGGCAAGGAGATTTTAATAATGCAGAGGAGGTAACTAAGTGGATACCTCAAGGAAGCCAAAATAATTATGTCTCTCATGGGCAATTTGAGCATGAGGGTAAATCTGCTATTAGGCTTCTATGTACTACCGGCGGCAACTTTGAGGATTGTTGGATTGCTCGCAAAGTAGAATTGCCTCCTATTGAAAAGGGTAAATATTATGGATTCAGGCTTAGATACGTAAGGTTTGCAGGTGTCCCCAACACCAGCTCTACTGAATTGATATTTGGGGCTGTTAAAAATATTAATGATGTTATAACTGGTCCACCCTCAAACTGGAATGATTGGTTCAATAATCTAATTAACCCATACACGGATGGCGAGCCTGGTGGAGATTGGGTGACACTCGATAGTACGCGGGCCCTTCCCATTCAAACGGGAGGGTCTCATTATGAATTGGGACCAGGGATTATAACTATTACTATAGCGGGAGGAGGGGGAGCAGGAGCTACTGCAACAGCTACTGTATTAGTAGGGCAGGATAGTCTGGGAATTACTAATAAAATTACATCAATAGCAATAACTAACCCAGGCTCTGGTTATACCGAGGCCCCTAGTGTTGTTATTTCAGATAGTGTTATAGGTGTAGGAGCTACTGCTAAAGCAACTATAGATGAGGATTTGGGTACAGTTACTTCAATAGATCTAACTATAGAATTTTGGCTTACTATAGGAGTTAAATCCGGGACATATCCCTTTCCCTTGCCCGGAGTTGCTATTACTGATCTTTCTATTTACGAAGTTACTACCACAGCTTTTAACACTACGGGTTATCCCAGTGATCCTCAAGAGATGGTTGAGGATACACAATTTATATCTATGACCTCAACCTCTCCCGCTGAGCCTTATAAAAATGGGTTTTTACATAGTACTGGGGCTGAACTTGATTTTATTTATACTAAACCTCATAATTCCACTTTGAGGGATAGTAATGTTTCTTATGGGTTGGTATCTGTAGATTCTAAAACTATTGTAGATATTTATACCTCTATTTTGAAAAGTGCTAAAACTGCTGGACAATTATATATAAAGAATGCAGCTATAAAAGATTTTGTTTTAAAACCTCAACCTAAATATCCTGTAGTATTTGTAGGATTAAATGCAGAGGAACGTACTAATCAATTTGCTGGGGCAGATTTAGTAGAATACCAACTAGTTTTTTATATTATAAATAAAGATGGAAATAGAAGGAGAGAAGCATCAGATGCTGCTTTTTTAAAACACATAGAATTAGTAGAGAAGATTCAAGATATACTTATTCATAATTTAGACGCCAAGGGACAAGGATTAAATGGTGAGCTTAGAGGAACTTTATTTGGTCAATCTCAAACAGCAGAAGGTTTATTATTTACCTCCTCTATTAGTCTATCTGTCCAAATATTAGATAGATTAAAGTTTAAGGATGCTGCTGGTCCTTATACTCAATCACAAACAGTAATAAATTAAAGGAGATTAAAATGAAAATTATAAAGATAAGATATAATGGCAAAGGTAGATTATTTAAAGTGGGTAGTAAGGCTGGAGCTCCAGGGGGTATGTCGGGTAAAAAGAAACGGGAAATCCTTTTGGGTAGTTCTGAGAACGAAATAAATGTACCCGCTGAATTAGAAAATGAATTTAATCCTGAAACAGTTACAATAGTTAAGGATGAACCGGTGGTTAAAAAGGCAAAAGCACCAGAACCTAAATCAACTGAGAAAGTAGAAAAGAAGGTTGAAAAGGGTTATGAAAAAGCCGAAAAGTAAACAACTAATAAACAAGTCAAGATTCAGGAACCCATTGATGGCCAATGATCTTACTTTAAAATAAGGAGCTAGAAAAATGGCTACAAGAACAATATGGCAAGATCTATATGGAGTAGAATTAGATCTTAATCAAAGTTCTCTGACCGCGCACTTAGCTGCAGATCCAAGTATGGCACCCACCTCTAAGGTTGGTATCCAGGGTACTACGACCGCTGCAGGTAAGTTTGGAATGCCTTTGACTGACCACCCTAACTTTAAATCGCCTACTGGTACAATAGATACTGAACAGGCAAGGGGTATTAGTGAAAGACAGGTGTCAGAGTTTAATACAGTACAAACGGGTGATGCAGTAGAATTTGCTTTACCCCTATTAGGAAATGCTTACAATACAGCAGCTTTTGCTGCTTTGTTTTTCCAAAGTGGGGCAGGAGAAGATTCAACTTCACCTATAGAAAAGTTGAAATGTGTACCTTACTCAACAGCAGATACTGATAACTTCGCATACTTCACTAGAATTATGCAACCCGCTGTGGGGGGAGAAGAGGTCGACCTGGTAGTGAAGGGTGGAATATGCAGTACTTTAACCTTGGGTAGTGAAACAGGTAATTTATTAACTGTAGAAGCTACCATTGGAGCATGTACCTGGTCACAAGTGGATGCTGGAACAGGAGGTTTGGGACTTACAGCTAACTTAGAAAATAGTTTTGCTGATGAGGTTCCTCTAAAGCACCAGGATATGAACTGCCTGTTGTATGACACCTTCACTGACTTTTCAGCAATAACAGCAACTACGACTAATGATTGCACCTTTGCAACTCCAGCTAATACATTGCTTTCTGCTGCTACAGACTTTGCAGCTGCGGGTTTTAAGGCTGGAGATACTGTTGCAATAACATCAACTCTAGCTAATAATGATGGTACTTTCACAATACTATCTGTTGCTACCACTTTAATTACGTTTGATTCTAAAGCGTCTGTTACTGCGGAAACTACAGATACTGTTGTTATTACTAAGATTGCACAGTGGGTAGATGTACAAGTTCCTACTTGGAGTGTTACTATGACTAATAATGCTCAGTTCAATTACTATAATGATGATGCTATTTCTGGTATTCACTTAGGTAGATTAGGAGTTGAAGGCAGTTTTACTATGCCTTACAGCCAAGCCTTAGTGGGTAAGAATTACGTCATTTCCAGATTCCTTGCAGGTGATGCTGTTAGAATGGCATTCTGTTGGGGCGTATCTGGTGCAACTGGTGAATATACTTTCAATGAAATATTCGACTTAGGAGGTACAGACGCTATTGATAGATATAAGAACGATGCTACTGCTACTGATCCTAAAAACTTTATTTCAGTGGTAGTAAATGCCAGGGTCACTGATTATGAAGTATCTGGTGATAATGAGCTTCAAGTAGAATGCACATTCCAGGGAGTAAAGGATTATTCTCCTACTACTCCTCCAAATGCAGAAACAGCATATTCTGCAATAAATCTGTTTTGTGCATACGATGTTACTAAATTAAATAGTGGGGCTTAATTGATAATTTCAGTTAAATCCGGTTATTTGTTTAAGAATATTAATATGACGGCGGCGCCTCAATTTGATGTGCCGCCTAATATTAAATATGTAATACAAAAAAAGGTAATGAAACCAAAAATAAAAGGAGATAAGAAACATGGCAATTAGAGGTGTTTCAAGACGTGCTATTGCTTACGTACCTGAAGAGGAACGTACAGTAAAGATTGACCAGACTGTGATCTGGATTAAACCTAAAACAGGGCATCAAGCCAATGTTACTATGTCACGGTATGCAGCAGCGGGTAGAGATGGACGTAAAGGTTATAGGGAATTAAATGTAACTAAACTTGATAACGCAGATCTTCAGGAATTTACTGATGTAGTTATGAAAGTTGAAAATTATATTTTCTCAGACCAATATCCCGATCTACAAAAACAAGGGTTGGTTAGAGTTATTGAAGATGTTGAAACTCTAAAAAAGGTAGCGATGGATATTTCAGCTGATTTATTAGTTGAAATTATGGAAGCTTCAAATAATCTGTCTACATTAAAGGGCGGAGAAAAAAAAACATCCAGCTCGCAACCTATTTCCACCTCTGGAAAGCAGAACGAAGAGAAAGAGTAAATAGTTACGATTGTGATTTTTGTATAGCTAATAGGCTATATGAAAGTAGGGCTTGTTTTTTACCGGAATGGCCTGGAGACCGAGAATATGATTTAGATATTCCGATCTTTGATGGGGATAATCCTAATACTTCCCCTACCAGGTATGAACGTAAAACACTAACGAAAGAAGGGATATTTGAAGAAGTGGCTAATATAGAAAGGGTTTTTCCCGATATACCTCCTTTTGAAACTTTAAGGTTGTATTTTTCTCAACCTCTTGAGGTTTGTCCTACCTCTTTACTCGATCCATATTTTATGTTCTTGTTGGCTTCAGAACAGTCAGCAAGAGAATATCACGTTTTGCCTTTCGATGGTGGTTATTGGGATCAACCATTACTTTTAAGTACGATTTTTGATGTTATAAGGACAGAAAGAAATCAATATGAACGAATTAGGTTTGAAAAGGCAAAGAAGAAGGGTACACAAACTCCTAGTACTCCCGGTATGCTATCCGGTAAAGCAATAAGAGATATAGCAGTTTCACCCAATGCCTCTTTGCCCCCTCGAACTAGTTAAAGGGGAAACATGGCTAGAAAAGGCGGTATAAATTTTACAGTAGGTGGTAGTACTGTTAAAAATGCTGACACAGCTTTTGATAGGTTGAGTCACCAGGTAGCTATAATCCATAGACACCTGGGCGAGCTAACACGCCCCTTTGATAAGATCTCTGCTCATTTAATTAAATCTATAAAATCAAAATTTGATTCTGGGGCTTTTAATCAAGATCCAGAGGGTGCTGTAATAAAAAGGTCTAGGTATACTAAGTCTATAAGAAAAAGGAGAGGCCTTCCATCAGACCCCAGATTAAAAGCTACTGGTAGGCTGCGTGATAGTATTGTTAGAAGACCGGGCCCTACTGCAAAGAAGAAGGGTGTAAAAGATAGAGAAGTATTAACTCTTAGATTAGGTTCTGTAGGAGTTCCTTATGTTCGTGAACAGATTATGGGCGGAGTATGGGAGGTTCCTGTAATGTTAGGAGAGGTTAATAAAAGAGGGACTCAACATAAATATATAGATTGGGACCAGTTGGAGGGTACACCCAGTAATAGCCAAATCTATGGTAATAAGTGGTCAAAGCTATCGGGACTTAAAAAAGAAATCCATGAAGTAACTTATCCGGGTAATGATATTTTTGGAATCTCTTCTGATAATGAGGCTTACATTAACCGTATACTCATTGAGTTTTTTCAACAGGCTGTAAAGGCCAAAGGTAAAGGTGGGGGAGGGCTAATACCCTTTTAATATGGCTGGTAGAATGCAAAATAGATTTAATATGTTGATTGATGTCACCGTTGGCGGTGCACAGAACTTAAATAAATTAGCATCTCAAGCTAAAAAATCAGCT